TACAGTTATGTTCCTAAACTGTTTCTCAATAATAAGATAAGAATTAAGTATATCAATATCGCTAACATTGTTGTTCGGTATCTTAGTGATAAAGGAATTATTATTCTTAATCCTATTCTTAAGAGAACGAAGACCTAATCCCTGTGTGTTTACCTCTGCAACTGGAAGAGCACCATCAGCAACTCCAACAACATTTATTGCAGCAACAACTGTAAGATTGGTACCATCATCAGAAACAGCACTAACTCTATTGAAAGTTTCAGTACTTAATCCAGAAGCAGAATAACCAATATAATTACCAACAGTTACAATACCAGCAAAATTATTTCCAGGACTTGTTACAGTCGAAATTCCCTGATTTGCAGCAGTAACAACAAATGTTGGATTATTACCAACAAAGCTATTTGCAATTGGAGTAGTAACTTTTGTTAAATTAAAGTCAGCATTAAATGTTTGTCCAACACCAGGATTTGAATAAACAGAGAATACATCATTCAAACCATAATCTCTAACAGTTTTAACAATAGGACCTACATCAATACCGTTAACTTTAAATGACTCATCTCTTACAAAATTACCAGTATTACAATAAACAGTTAACTCATCACCATTAGCCACTGCGCTTGTTAGATACCCCTCAGCGCCACTAGAATCGCCTGTAATACGAGCGGGTAGGGAAATGGTAATATTTGTACTTATTCCTATTTTTGTATATGTTTGGATATCAAATAGACGCAAATCCCACTGGTTAGCATCTTGCTTATCCCAACTCAAATTAACTGATTCTGCTGAGAAATTATATACCTTCGCTTTACCAATTTCTGAACCACTAGCAGCATCTACTACTCCACCAATTCTTTGATCCCTCAAAGAGACAAAAGAAGTAGTTCCTAAACCAACATTAGGAGTACCAAATACCCTGTTTACAACAAACTGAGATCCTGTATTATAATCTAATCCAATATCTTTTACTTCTTTTGTAGTCCTTGCTTTAGGAACATCTAGATTAGTATTACTAATCGTCTCGATATCATATCCACGAACATAGGCTTTACCAGGACTAATCTGGTATACCATTAAATCTGCGGAAGGAGTATTACCATCTGCTGTTGTCTGTCCAGACAGATAAAGTCCTTTATTACCTTTTCTATTGTTTAAAGACTCTTTAACCTTAAGTCTAAATGGTTTTACATAATAATTACCAGATTCATCAAATGTTCTCTTAGCAAGAGCATCTCTAATTAAAGAATATTGTGAATCATCCTGGAAAAACTGCTTTTGGCCATCAACCAAACGCATAATCTCAACAAAATTCTCATCATTAAGTTCATCAACCTCTTTCTTTGCTAAAATAGCAGAGATTTTAAGTCTATCGGCACCAGGAGCAGCATAATTACTGAATCCTTGAGCATTATCATAAAGAGATTCATCAGCACCAGCAGTGATTACTTCTTCAACAACACTTAATCCAACTCTATAAGAAGGAGAATTTGTGTATTGATCAAGAATAAGAGTCTGTTTTGCAACTCTTACAAAGTTCCCTCTAAGGAAATAGACACCTTCTGTAATCTGTACGGCACTTCCTGTAGAAGTAGCACTTGTAGGAATAGTATTAGCAAATCCCTCATCCACAGATATAACAGTATTTGCATAGGTAAATGCAGATAAAGTTAAAAGAGTCTCTCCATCTTGGAATGTTTGTCCACTAAAAGTAGTAGATGACTTCTCATACTGAAGATAGAACGTTAAATTACCATTATCTGATTCACTTTCTTCAATATAATCAACAATCTTTGCAGTAACTCCAGAAGTATCTCCCTTAATCCTCTTACCAATTAACTTTTCAGCATAAAAAGATACTGGAATACCAAAATACGCCGCTTCAACCTCAACAGCATAATACGAATCCTGATATGAAAGTTGTCCAGGGATTACTTTAGAACCCTCCCTAAACATATGATCTCCAAACTGTTCTACCTGGTTTTGGAGAATAGATTGTAAAGTTGTTAGTTCTCTTGCCTGAACAGGATATCCAGGTTTAAATAACACCCGATGAAAATCATTGGACGCACTAAAGTCATCAAAATAAGGACTAACGTTTAGATTCGTTTGTTGTGGCATCGATTTAGAACTCTACAATGATTTTGATGTCTTCTTTCTGATTAGTGGATCTAGTGATAGATGCCCTATTATCAACGTAAATAATCTCTCCAGAGTATTTTTTAACTTCTGGTGGCGCAACACCTTCAGTAAATGCCTGACCAAGATTATATGTCTTACTATTTATTACAGTGGTTATACCGCTGTAGTCTAGATCAATTTGTAAATCAACCGAACCACCACTAATAATAGTAGTTCCTCCAGTTGCTACAGTAGAAGAAAAGTCATATAATTCAAATCCATAATCAGGATTTGTTTTTGCTATACCAGCAGTAGTAAATCCAGCAAGAGCACTAGACTGCCAATACTTCAAGACTCTTGTATTAGCATCCCAAGAAACAACTTGTCCAACAGCAGTTGAACCAACACCAACAGTCTGACGAACTCTAGAATCTGTAGTAAATGTTGCTGCAGTTACACCAGCACCAGTCAATCTAAGAGCATAAACTCCACTAGCTTGAGTAGTAGTAATTACAGTAGAAGAAGAAGTCTCTTCTGGATTCTTAATAAGTCCAACCCTTGCAAACTGGTTACCAGTTACAAAGTCTGGGTTTGAATCATCATTCTCAATACGAGAATAAATTAAAACTCTTGTTGCGCCTAACTCACGATAAACATCAGCACCATGTCCACCTTGAGGAGGAATAATAACAACAAATGTAGCATCAGTACTACCAGAAGTGTTAGTAACACCTCCTGTTGCTAAATCAACAGTACCATATGTGTAATTATCACCACCCTGTGTAATACTTACAGATTCAATAGAACCTGATGCATTAACAGTTACAGAGCATCTTCCACCGGTTCCATTTCCATTAATAGGAACATTAGTATATGTGGCAGCATTACCATAACCAGCACCTCTATTATTAATAATAACGTTCTTTAACTGGTTACCAGCAAGAGCAGCATTACCTCTTACAGAAGTGATGTTTGCATCAGTTGTTGTTTCCCAATCATCAGGAACTGGGATGAAATTAGTTGATTCAAACTTAACAAGATCTCCTGGATTAATAGTATAGAGATACTTCCAAAGATAACCATCACCACTAGTACCAGCAGCTTTTGGTTCCAAATCTGTGTGAAGAGGTTCGTCAAGAGAAGGTTTACCTAGTAAGTTATCTGGGTCGTAACCATTAGCAATACAGATATAAACTCTGTAATCACTATTCATTACATAATAGTTCGCACCATATAAGTTAGATGAACCAGTCTGTCCAGCAGTATTGTTTCTACTATAATCGTGCCTATAATAATCGTAAGTTGTACCAGAAGTCCAACTAAGTTTTCTTATAACCTTTTTTACATCACCAGCATTAACTTTTTTCAATGCAATCATAGTATCCCAATACCTATCTTCCTCTAAAAAGGAATCAATAGGATCAGGTACATTAGAATCCCAATCTGATTGTACATCAGATGCATTGGGTAAATTAATGAAACTATAATAACTGTTAGTAGTAGTCTTAATGCCTGCTGCAAAATTGGCGGCATTCAAGACCCTTAATTGATCTGTTATAATCGCAGACATTTAATTAGTTAGACTTTTTTTCTTTATTTAGTAAGAACGTTTAATGTTTTTAATTCTGCGTACCACAGGTGCTGTAGAAAGCCCCGTAATACCATCATTTGTTACTACATTAAACGCACCAGGATTACTATCTCTGGTTACTCCAGTTAATTTACCAAAACTATATCTTCCAAAGAAGGTATTAATTCCAGCCTCAACACTTTCGGTAGAAGAGACACTAACTGTGACTCTTTGAACTCCAGTTGTACCAATACCAAGAACAACACTTTCACCATACTCAACTGCTTGACAGCGATATATGTTATCCATAAACACTGTACCAGTACCTACAACACTAGTTCCTTCAGAATCTTCATAAGAAGTGGAACCAGTACCAGTATTGGTATTGTGAACATAGAAGAAGTCACCTGCCTCAATCTGTGTAAGAGATACAGCAGTTCCAACTCTTTGAGCAACCCTCATAAGAGGATCCACAAACATATCAAATACAAGTCCAGTAACCGCAACACCAATAACTGTTGTAGCGGCAACACCAGATATAATACCAAAATCACCCGTCATTACAGGAGTACCAAGAGTATCAGCAAATCCTGTTGGTTGTCCTAAAAGAACCAAAGGAACAGATGTATTAGTGTATCCAACACCAGCGTTATCTACAGTCAATGCATTAACTACTCCCCCAGCACTTATAGTTGCTGTTGCAGTTGCAAGTGTACTTACACCAAAGTAAGTACTAATAGAAACTGTAGGTGCAACAGTATATCCCATTCCTGAACTTGTTAAATCTAGACTGATGGTTCCAGTATCTGAAACAATAGCAGTAGCAGCAGCAGAAATCTTAGGAGTATCTTCATCAACAATAACCAAGTTCAAATCAGCACCAGCATATGCTTCCTGCTTATCGTCAAATAATGGACGAACACTTTGAACAAATAGAGTAGTTGAACCAATACCAACATTCTGAATAATACGTGTTGTTGGAGTAATAGAAGATTCATTAATAATTCTTCCTTTACCAACATATACACCATCAACCACAATATCATCTTTCTGCTTAGTCCATGACATAGAACGTTCAAGTGCAGTATCAGTTGTAATTCCAGGTCCAAAGTATTGAATAGTTTTAAATGTATCAGATGTCTGAATACCACTAACAATACGTTGAGTTTGATCTAACCCAAATGTTACAGATTTAGTTGCATCATCACGCAATTTAACTTTATCACCCTTCTTAATAGTTTCTATAGTGTCAACGAATACGGAGTCAGTTATAGAACCCTTGAAGTAGTATATCTTCAGTGTATCACCTGCTTTAGGTGCTTCGAAGAAGTCAATAACACTACCACCCTTGAATTCGAAGGAAACGCCAGGATCTTGTAAAATATCATTAATAAAGATAATCAAGTTATCTTGAATTCTGATTGGAGAACCTTTAGCAGAACGAAGTGAAACAATAACACCTGCTTTAGTAATGGTAAATGATTTTTTAACCCCATCAAAGAATGGACTGAAATTATCTAAAACTTCTAGTTGTCCAAATGTCCAACCAGTAAATTTATCATCATGAACAGATTCAACAATAATACGGAAATCCTTGAAGTTTGTAGGAGTTCCAGTTGTTGGAATACCAGTAAATGATGCTGTATTCGCAGGAACAGTTAATACATCACCAATAGCATAATTACGTCCAGTATTATTAATAATAAACTCAGTTACACTATTACCTAATCCAACTGTAACATCAACCGTTGCATTGACTCCACTTGTGGTAGAACCACCTGCAGCAACTAAAGGAATGTTTTCATATCCTGTAGGAGCGTCAATAAAGACTTTAGGTGGATTAGCAAAGGTAAATCCAGTACCAGGAGAGGTTACATTAATACTTGTAATATATCCAGCATCAACAATTGCAGTACCAATAGCAGTTCTATTTGGATATCCAGTAGGTCCAGAAGTTCCAACTCCTACGTATACTGTCTGAATACCGATTCTATAACCACTACCACTGTTTCCAATAGATATGGAAGCAACAGTTCCTGTATCAGATATAACAGCAGTACCACCAGCAGAAACTAATGGTTGATACCCCATTCCTTCTGAAGAACCAACATTAACAAGAACACCACCTCTAGGTAAGTCTCCTACATTCAAATCTGCTGTTACAGAAGAACCAGTACCAGTAAATGATATTTCAGTAGTTGTAGAACCTTCTGCAAGACTATAATCAACACCTGGACCTTGGAATATCTCATTCAGAAGGATTATACCATTATTAGTAGAGAATCCAACAACATTAGACTCATCTTGAGTCATAGTGAATGTTTTAGCAATACCAGTGAAATCCTTAGAAAGTGAATCGAACAAATAGTTGTCCTCATAAGCAACAATGTCATCAGATTCTGCTGTTCTAATAAAGACTCTTCCTTGGAAAGTAGAACGAGTAGTTAATCCACTATAACCTTCTGCACCATAAGGAGGTTCAACAAAGTTAAGTGAATTATCAAGGATAGTATAATTTCCTTCATACTTAGTAATAACAGCAGGACTTGCAGATGTTCCAGTATGAACACCACCAGCACTTCCTAACCATGCTCTATCAACAAGAAGTTGATTTGCAACTCCACCATATCCAGTTGATTTAACTCTCATGAATTCATCATCAATCTTAATTAAATCACCACCAATCATAGAACCAATGCCTGTAATACGAGCATTGACCTGGGAAGCATTCATAGTGCTAACCAATCCAACAGTAACACCGGTGGATACAATAGGTGATTGAATATTATTATCAAGAGCAATTAATACCTTAGTGTTCTGCTTATGGGATGTAATTGAATGTGAATTACCTGTTCCAACTGTACTAAATCCAAGAATTACTGGAGGGTTAGCAAGAGCATCAGATGCTGTAGGTGATAACCTAATTAAATCTTCACTTAGTTTTACAGCATACACATCAGTACCAATTGTTCCGCCAGCAGTTCCTATACCAGTACCATCATATGCATATGTAAGTTTCTCACCAGTAATTAAGAAATGATCTGCAAGTTGAATGGTATTTGCGTTAATATCAACGACTGTAGTATCTTCCTCAGCATCCCAAACCTTTCTAAAGATGGGGCGATTTCTATGTGTGAGATTAAAATTACGTTTAACAACAGCAAGAGTACCAGTGTAAGTGCCCTCGCCATTACGTAATTGTCCAACCGAATTACCATCTCCAATACCTATAGTGTTGATACCAACTAAAGTCCTTTGATTCTCTACAGCCTGTCCAAATACTCTAACCTTCGTAGCAATATTTGCGTTAGGAGTGTAATACAGTCCAAATGTAGAACCAGAGAATCCAGCACCAACTGTACCTAATCCAACGTCCTGCATATTATTACCATCATCATATGATAGGACTTCTCCGTATAATGTCTCATAAGTTTGAGCAATAATACCATCACTTGCCTGCATTACAAGAACTTCTTGTATTGCCATCTTACTATTTGTAGTATCCTCTATAGAAACAAAGAAATAAGCACTTTCATACTCACTAGTCTGGAATCCACAAATCTTATTCTCTCCAGGAGTTGCAGAAGAAGAAATCGTTGTATAGAATGACTCCATCATTGATTCTACCATCGTGGTAGTACCAACTCCAGTAGCAGTCTTATTAAACTGATAATCAACTACCTTAACAGCACAATTGGTATTAATTCCTGCATTTGGATAGAAATTGAGATTAGTCTGTCCTGCAGTTTGAACACCGAACGTTCCAATGAAACCACCGGTGGATAAAGTACCATAATCTATAAACCCTGTAGCAGCATCAGTTGCACCAGGTACAATATTAACTTCTGTTAACTGATGGGTATTAATTCCAGCAGTTGTCTGCATGACCTCAACAATTACTTTATTACCAGCGGAATTGGTCGGATTAATACCAAGAATAGTAGTTCCAGCACCAATTGCAGTAGTTGTCGTAAATCCAGAAACTGTAACTAAATCACCTATAGTTGTTGATCCAGTACCAGTAGTAGCACCTGTTTGTATTCCAGGCATTCTGTTAAAGTCAACAGAGATGAAATCTATAACATAATTGTTTAATTCATACTTAGTTGGGTGGAAATTAACGTTTGCGTATGCACCACTAAAGACATAATCAAAGGAACCCAAGAACCCTTGAGTATCAACACTATACTGGTTCATATATGCATAAGTACCATCCTGAACAACATTAAAGAATCCACACTGATTCTCACCAACATAACGAGTGTCTCTTACGTTATAGAAGTATCTGTGACTTGTAAAGGATTCTTTATTAATAAAATCAAACTTCTCAAATGGGTCAGTTCTAGGCTTACTATCAAATAAGTTACCAACATCATCAATTGAAAGAACCCTATTAGTTCTTGCTTCTTCATAATCAGTAAGAACCCTGTTCTCAAGAACAATTTCCTTAGATACTGTTGTTTGATTAACAGTGCTTATACCAGCAACCTCAACAGTTAATTCTGTCGCATTATCAAAATCTAGTCTAGTATCAACATCAGATACAGAAACTAAATCAACTTTAACTGATACTTCCTGTCCAGAAGCAGCATTTGCAGCAGCAGCACCGATACCAGCATTAGGGAATCCTGTCCCACCATTTCCATAAACACCAGCACCCTGTTCATCAGCATCATTAGGTCTACCATCAAAAGATTCAAGTTCCATATCAGAGAACTTCTTAAATCCACTAGTATGTGTAATCTCACCAACTACATCTTTCCAACTAGCATATTGAACTGGTGATTTAATTGAATATGCAAATGCCTGATAATAGTTATTATCATGAAGTCTCTGCCTTGAATCATTTAAAAATCCAGTAACTTGTTGGAATCCTTTCTTCTGTTCTACAAGAGGCCCTACATCAAAAGTAGAATCAAATCTTTCAATTGTTTGAATAAATCCAACTTGATTAGAAGATGAACCTTCAATTTGCTTATTAGGTTCAAATACATCACTAGTAGATACTCTTAAAGTGTTATTATTTCTATTCCACCCAACTACGGTACCAGTCTTAGTACCAGTAAGTGTTTCTTGAGTAATTTTCTCTTTAATACTAAAATCACCCTTTTTAGTAACAGGAACAAATCCAGGGAAATGTTTTTCTGGTATTATTCGTCCGGCAGATGCATCTGGACTGTATTCACCAGGATTGTCATTTTCTAATACAAATGTAACTTTAGGATTAGCACCACCAATATTTGGAGTAATTGAATTTAAAGTAAAGAGGTTATAATCATATTCACTAGAATTATATCCAAATCCAGTAGTAGCAATACCAACACCTTCAACTAAAACCTTATCACCAATAGCAAATGGGAATTCTTGTCCTGTAGAGAAATCAGTGTCAAGAGTAAGTTCAACAGTTGCATTTGAAGTAGTAAAACCAACTGTTTCAATACCAACTCCATTAGAGTTATGAATAGGTATTATAGTGGGATAAGAATCTTGAAGTCTCTTAGTATTTTCAACAATAATAACACTCGAAACACCAACTGAACCACCAACTTCAGTTTTAATCTCACATTCACTTAATATTAACCCACTAACTCTGTCCTTAACAACCAATTTTGGTGGAGTAGAATAATTACTACCACCAGAACTTAAACCGATATGATCTAAAGTTCTAAACCTATCAATCTTAAAGAGACTAGGTAATGCACCAGTTGGACGTAATGTCTTATCATATGGGAATTCATAACCTGGGTTAATAATATGAGTCGTCTTAACTTGTCCGATAGACTTACTTTCAACTCTTAGAAGAGCACCATTTCCATAAGTTGTAGTAGCAGTACCAACATACTTTCTACTAATTGTAGAAATACCAGGAATACTCTTATACCCATATCCTTGATTGGTTATTTTAATATCCGCTATTGGACCTAGAGCACTAGGAGAATTTGTCGTATATGACATTTTAGATGTCACATCTGTATAGGTAGTACTTTCTGGCTTATCAGGTACATTATATGTAAAAGTAGTACCGCCAATTGCAGAAAGTTTAAAGTTTCCGTTATATGAAGAATCAGATAGTTTAATTGTACTATAATTCTTAACAGTCTTATCTGTTAAGACTTCAGATTGAACTGTAGTAATTCTATCTGGATTAACAGGTTTTAAACTATAATAAAGTAATTCTGGTGTTCTTACATTTGTTTGTAAAAAGACTTTACTACCACTTATACCTACGCTGCCTTCAGTAGTAACATCAAATTGATCCGGTGTTGCTGTCAGATACTTATGCTTGAAATCCTTATCTTTATAGAAATCAACAGCGAATGCTGAATATGTTGTTCCACCAGAAACATTGGATAGTGAACTATCAGCAACGTTGAATTCTAATTTTTGCCCTCTAGTTATATTAAGTAAAGGATTAACTGGAAGTAGTGAATGTGTTACTGCACCACCAGTGGATGCTAGAGATACATTAACTGGATATTGAATAGTCGCATTATAATAATTAGACGCTAATTTAATTTTATCATTAGTATCTTTAATAATATAGTAACTATTATTAGCAGTTAAACCAGATACTACACTAGTTGATTCGTATATAACTTGATCACCTGTATTCAATCCATGATTTGTGATTGAAAGGGTGTCATTCGTTATACTGACATCCCCCTGTAGGAAAGTTGACAATCCTACAGTAACCTTTCTATTATAATCATTAAACTTAACTGTATAGGATGATGTAATACCAGGCATTACATTTAAGAATACAGTATCACCAACTCCTAATCCGTGAGCAGTTGTTGCAGTCGCAGTAACAACTACTTTCTCTAAGATACCAGTAAGTTGTGTATCTGTAGTAGTTAATGTATGAGTTACACCTGTTCCAACAGAATGTAAATAAAGTTGCTCTGCTACGGTAGCGCCAGTACCAACAAATATACCAGTAGAACCCATTCCAACTGGCATTGATGTCACTCCAACCAAATCTCT